ATGTTGTCATCTTCCTCCATGTCATCTTCTTCCATCATTTCAGAATCCTCCATGTCATCTTCTTCCATCATTTCAGAATCTTCCATGTCATCTTCTTCCATCATTTCAGAATCGTCATCTAATGTGATTTCGTAAACAACTTCTTCATCCTCTTCAGACATATCTTTAGAATCTACTTTTGACATATTTCCACTAAAAATAGCATCAATAACATCATCAACTGATTCATCAAATTCTCCATCATCCGACATCATATCATCTTCCATCATATCATCAGACATCATATCATCTTCCATCATGTCGTCTTCAGATTCACCAAGCTTAACAAGATATTCTACATCAGCATCATTATCAGTTAAATGAACATTTTCACCGTCTTTTTTAACGATGATTCCGTCATTTTCACCCATAGCTTTGAATACTTTTAAAATTTCTTCGTCAGAAGCATCAGTTAAATCAATTGGACTTTCGTCTGAATCCATACCAAAGTCCATTTCCATATCGTCAGATTCATCATCCAATTCCATGTCCATATCCATGTCTACTTCATCATTATCAGCGGACATATCCATGTCAGCATCTAATTCAACCTCATCTTCGTCAGATTGCTCGGAAAGAGATTCTTTTACTAGTTGATTGATTTCTTCCTTCATAGTAGAAGCAAGTATTCCTTTTGCATTTGCGGCTATAGCTTCTTCAACTTGTTTCATTTGAATAAGAGCCTCTTGAACTAATTTGTTTTCTTTCATATAGAAAATCTATTTATTTTAACTAATAAATATTACCAAAAAACAAAAAATATCGTTTTTTAATTATATATCTTTTATTTTTTAATGTTTTATGATTAATAATTTTGTGGAAATACAATATTATATCAACATATAAATATGTTCGAGCAAAAAAAAAGTGGTCAAAATTGACCACTTTAGATAAATTGAATTTAAATCAATTATTTAATAACTTCATCTATTTTACTTTCGGATACTGAAGTAATTCTCCAATCATGAGTAAAACCTTCATATTTTGCCGTAACCTTTGCTTCTACATCGGTAACAGAATATCCTCTTACAAGTTTTTCTTCTCTGATTTTTTTAATTTTACCGCTGTTTTCATCAGGTAAATCGTACTGAACTTTCGCTACAAAAAATTTTTCTTCCATAATTATTTTTATTTTCCCAAATAATCGGTTAATTTTCTCATTAAGTCAACTCCTTTGGATTGGAATTCTGAATTTTCTGGTGTTTTATGTCTTTTTTCTTCTTCTAAGTTTTCTTCATACTTGTTTCTATCTTCAGGATTAGTAAATAAATAAGCTCCTGGTGTAGATGGTGAAGACACTAAGTCAAAACAAATTAATTCAAAATCCTCTTGTACTTCATTTCTTTCTCCAACCTTTTTTAAGGAACCGACTCCTCTTGAAGAAACTCCCATGGTTACACCTTGTCTCATTAAGTTAGCTGCTTGGTCTCCTTTTGTTGAAACAATACCTCTTTCATGGAATCCTGGTGATGTTAATAATTTAAGTTTACCCATTAGGATATTTTTATCCCACCATATATCAGTAATGATATGTGCTACTCTATCTAAATCAATTAAAGATGATTCAGGGTGGTTAAGTTCTGAAGTTGATAGTCCCTTGGCTATTGCCTTCTTATAGTTTTCAGCTTCTCTTTTTAATATTCTTTCAGGATAAAATCTTCCGTTTCTATTTGGAGTATCGTACTTTTGTAATACGGCATAAAATTCAAATGGATTTCTATAATCTAAGTTAGTTGCTTCCTTTAACATTTCGGAATTACGTATGTCTTTTGGAGAAACCCAACCCGCATCCGTCTCAATTAATATGCCATGACCGACTTCACTTGCTTCTAAAATTCTTAATTGTTTCATTAATAGTTTTTAAGATAAATATATCAAAGGAGTTATTTATTGTTTTTATTTAGTTTTTGACACTGAAAAATCAAAGTATTTGTTTTCAATAACATTATCCCTTATAATACTTCTTACTATTTTTTTAACCGATTCTTTTAATTCGATAGATTTAAAATCAAATTCTTGGTTGGTATATAAATTAACTTCTAAATTAAAAAATGATTTTTTTCCGTGGGATATCCCACTTGTTCTTAAATCCAAATCAACAATACTATTTTCTTTAAAAAGACTTGTATCAATTGAATTAAATACGGAATGTTTGATTTCTCGGTTTAAATTACACACGACCCTATTCCAATTGTCGTGGTCAAATTTGGGAGATACCCATGATTGAATGTTTATGTATAATGATTTTAAATTTTTAGAATCTACAGTACCATACACCGATTTTATCGGACTGAATAGATTTAACTTTACACTTTTTCCTTTTTTCATTAAATTTCATTGATGTCAATGTTTATTGTTTGTTAAAACATAACACAAATTATACCCATTGTCAAAAATTTTTAAAAAATTGTGATATTTGTAATAATATGCTAATAGTAAAAATAAAAAAAGACGGAATAGAAAAGGCCTTAAAAACTTTAAAATCTAAAGTTATTAAAACTAAACAAAATCAAATTCTATTTGAAAAAAAAGAATTTGTTAAAAAATCTGTGGTAAGACGATCTCAAATATTAAAAGCGTCGTATGTTCAAAAAGTAAAAAATTCTTTAAATTGATTCTTCCAAGTTCTTTAACTTAAGGAAATTCAATTGGTCAAACTTTTCAGTTTTTAACCTATCTATGGTTTCAGACAATTTTGTCTTTAATTCAAACTCCTCTTCTTTTTCTAAGATGATATTAAGTTTGCCAATAGCACTTTCACGAATAGTTTCAAATTTGTCTTCAAGAGATTTAGAATCTTCAGAGATTAATTGAAGGAATTCTTTTTTAGATGACTCATCAAGATTATCGACATATTTGTTTAAAGTTTGATTTGCAATACTAACCATTGATTTCAATGGAATATTAATAGATTCTTTAACAATATCATTTGTTGAGGTTAACACACTTGTAATATTTTTTTTAGAATTTACTCTCTCTAACAAATTTAATTTATTTGTATAGACAAGAGCATCAATGTCAGAATATTTGTTCTTAACATTCTCTGATAAAGGTTTTGGTAATTTAATACTTGGCAGTAATTGTTGGATTAAACTAATACCTTCTTCTAAAAAGTCTTTAGCGTCAGATTCGTTTAGTCCTTGAGGTGTGCTCAATTGTTCGTATAAAGAATACAATTTAGACATGGTTTTGTTGTTCAAAACATTATGTTTGAATTCTTTTAGCGATTTCTTGAATTCCTTTTCATCTTTGTAGGATTCAATTAGATTGTTTTCAATTATGGATTTGATTTTTCCGAAAGTCATTATGGTGTGTTTTCAATATAAATATTAGGAGTTTAGTAACTTATCCAATTCTTTTGAAATTTCTCCTAAAGATTGTTGACCTTGACCTAAATCTAAAAATGTTGACCCCTCTAATAAGTTACTTTCAATCAATAAATTCATGTTTTTCATTCTTGATTCTGGAGTAACTGCGGCTTCTCCACCTTCAGGTGCCCCACCTTCAGCTGGTGGTGCAACTTCTTCTCCACCTCCCGCAGGTGGTGGTGCGGTTTCAAATCCTGCTCCACCTCCAAATGATTCTTCACCACCTGTAGTTGTTGCTGCGGTTGTTGCGGTACCTCCTGTGGTATTACCATAAAGTTTATCTATATTATCAAATAAACCTGTCTTAGTGATAACTGTAGGAGTTGCTTTAAGTTCTTCACCAACAGCTCTTTCAATTCTTTGTTGTTGTAAATCTAATCTAATTTCTTCGTCAGACCAATTGAAGATGTGTTTTTTAGCCCAAGTAGAAGATGTAGGTTGAATACCATTTCCTGGGTCTGAAACTAAATCTTTATACAATAAAACTTTTTCTTTCCATACATCAATTTTTAATAAGTCTGCTTGTGTAGATGGGTTAGACAAACCTAATGTAAAGTTTTGTAACTCGTCCTCAAACCCTAATAAGAATAAATGAACAATTGCAATTTTATTTAACTCGGCAATCATACTTTTTTGAATTCTGTTGATTGTACGAGCAAAACGAATATCTTGTAATGATAAATTTTTACCATCACCTACAACTTCTTCAAAACCTAAAAATGCTTTAGGAACACGAAGAGCTGTTAATAATTTCTTTTGGATATATTCTATATCGGCAATCTCTGATAAGTTAGTTGCTCCTGGTAATGTTGTAATTGGGTCTGGCGCGGCTGGGTCACGAACAGGGATAAAATAATCTTGATCTACAGCCATTTGGTTAAACCTCATATCAACATTTCCTGTTTTAGCGTCAACAATTTGTTCTCTTTTGAATTTGTTTGCAACACGGTTTACGTATGCTTCAACATCATCATCATTCATGTTACCGACAAAGACTTTAAACATTCTTCTTTCAGGTGCTCTTGATGTACGATAGATTAACATTGCATCTTCAGATAACAATAATTGTTTCCATATACGTCTTGCCTTTTCTAACATGGAAGTGCCATAAGGAAGTTTTCGGTCATCACCTAATAATCTAAAGTGAGCAACTTCCCATGATTGGAATTCCATATTTCTGTTTTTCCAAGTAAAATGAAGAGCCTTTTTATTCTCATCTTTTTCTTGTGTAATATCCACAGTAATTTTTGCGCTAACTCCAACCTCATGACGTTCAATTTCAATTGTTGGTAATTGTTGACAACCAATAATACCCTTTTCAGGGTCTAATTTAAGATAAACAAAGTTATCACCATACTTACAAGTGTTTCTTGTCCACATTGGTAAGTTGGTGTTAATATCAAGTGCGTTGTTGAATAAATCGGCTAATACAGATTTAATACGTTTTGATTCAGAATAAATTTGAAGGATAAAACCATCTTCATTTGTTGTTGTAGATTCTTCAGAATATATGTCTAATGCGGCTGAAATCTCAGGAGTGTACTCCATTGATTCGTAATCGTACTGAGCAGATAATCTTGATGGTTCATAGTAAATGGCTTGAGAATATAGGTTGTTTTCAACCTTAGCCCATTGGTTTGTTAAATAAAATGTTTGTTGCGCTTGAAGTTTTTCTCTTTCATAATCATCACGATTTGGAGTACGCAAAAGTTCTTTCTTATCAAACTTAAAAGTTGGATAATCTTGTTTTAATAATGAATTAGGTCCAAATGTTTTTGACAGCCTCTGCCATACCGTAAGATTATTATCGCTCATATGTTAAATTTACTAATTACCTTGATAATATAAATAGTTAACGAGATCCAAATAACCAACCGTATTTTTGATAGTCGGCCTTAGTTGCAGCCCCATTATTATTTAAATTATTGTCTCTTCCCATTTGTGGAACCATTGGATTAAAAAAGTCGGAAGAGTTTTTATTTTCATTCACAGTTGTTGCCCATGAATTTATCATCGCCTTTGTATGATTCGTAACTTTTTCTAAAGATTGGAATGATTTTTCTGCAACATATAATGCCATAGAAACACCCATAATACAGTCATCGTGATGTCCTTTTTGATGGTCAGGTCTTCCATTGATATAAATAAATGTATTCATTTCATTGTATAATCTATTTGAATATACTTTAAACCCATGCCTTACACCCTCTTCAAACGCTGCAATAATTTGAACTCTTTTTGAATTAAAATTAATCCCTGGTATTTTATCATTTATTTTTGGGTCCCATTTCCACTTATTACTTGTATCAACATTATCAACATATAATCCAGCTTGATAATTTAACTCTTGTAACTTTCTTGCAGTAGAAATACCCATACCACCTGTGATGTCAATAACACAATAAGCATTATACATTGTTCCCCATTTATATGCAATTTCTGCTAATACATCAGGTGGGATTTTTGCAACGTATTCTAACACTTGTTCTCTTTCATCAAAATCAATGATTTGAATACACGAGAAGTCTTCAGAGTCACCTCTTGATACATCCACACCCATTACATATTTGTGACCGTTTACGGGTTCTTTAAATATCCATAATGAACCACCCATAAGTTTAGCTTGAGGCTCACGTAAAGTATTTTTGGCAATACCTTGCATCAATTCTGATTCAAATACATTATCACCTGAACCCAAGAAGTTACATTCCAATTCCTGAGCAACTTTTCTTCGGTCAAACTTTAACTTCTTAACCATACTTTCAAACCATGATGAACATGGTTTATATCCCTGACTAATGTAATCAGTTACGATTGAATGGTCTCTGTCATATGGATTTTCCATTGACAAGTTAATAATATCCTTATCAGTATATTCTTCTCTATTTAATAAAAAATGAACCAAATCGTTTGTTTTAACCATATACAAATCTTTTGTATATCTTGGGTCACGATACCAAAACATCTCAGATATTTTGAAATCATTCATATTCCTTAATGATTGGTCGTAAATCTCATAGTAAATTTGGTCATATCCGTTTGGAGTAGATACTACAATTACTTTACCCCCTGTTGATAGGGATGCCATACACGCAGACCAAAAATCTGAGTCCGCTTCAATAAACGCCGCCTCGTCAAAAACAAGAATTGTTGGAGTATAACCCCTCAAAGCATCTTTTGATGTTGCAACAGCCTTAACTTCACAATTATTATTAAGTTTAAAGTGTCTTTGGGAGTTTTTTTCTTTTGAGAATGAAATACCAACCCACGCGGGCCATTGTTCAGTAAACCCTCTAACCTTGTTAGCCATCTCCATTGATGTGTCTAACTTGTTGGCAATAATAAGGATTTTTTCAGGTTTGTTCTTTTGGGCAAATGCCAATTTTTTTGATATCCAAGCGGCGGTTACTGTTGATACACCTGCCTGACGATACTTTAATGCAATGTTCTCATTGTATTTGTCGTAATCTTCAATTAAACTAACTTGGTCTGGGAATAAATCTAATGGGACGTATTTTGATACGGTATTATCGTATGTCTGTAAATAAGTTCGAAGTGCGTAAGGAGTATTCCTCATGCACTTCGTTAATTCTATAATAAGTTGTTCTCTATTCACAAAATGTTATTTAGGTAATGATATACCTAAACCACCTAAAAAGTCATCTAAACCATCATCTTCATCCTCATCTGAATCAATATTTTCCTCTTCTTTGTAGTTTTCAAATTCTTCTTTCATTTGAATAGCTTCTTTCATAATTTCTTCAAATCTTGAAGTTGCTTTTCTAACTTTTGAAGAATCTTCAGAGATGGCATTTCCAATAATTTCTAAAAACTCTTGTGCTGGTATTTGGTATAACAATATATGGAACCAGTTTATTAGTCCTTTATTATCTTGGTCGTACATTTTATCGGGTAATGCAAATCTAATTTTTTCAACTATTTCAGGACCGATTCTTAATTGCATTGGTTCGTTAGATAAAATGTCTGTTTGACCTTGTACTTTTTGACGAAGACCTGGCTCTTTTGGTAGTCCGTGTCTACCTTTAGCTTCTTCTAATCCTTTAATAATTTCATGACAAAGAATTGGGAAAATCATACCTGTGGCCATGATTTTTGTGTCGGATTGTGATTCACCTTCTTCACCATCTTCATCTTCATCGGCGTCACCTAATTCAACTTTACCTGCAACACCTTGACCTGTTTGACTCATCATTTCAATCATTTGCTCCATACTAAAATACATGAAATCATTGATTGCCATGATACCCAAATAATCTCTATATAAAGACGGGTCAATTGCATCTAATCTCGATTTAATTTCAGGTTTTTGGAAAAGGTAATGTCCTTTTTTTGCAGCACCTTGAATAATTGCGTTGATAATGTTTCTTTTGTGTTTCTCTAACTCTAAAATTTCTTCGTCAGTTAAATCTTCAACATCAAAAGATGGAAATTCTAAAGGTTGTTCTTTTTCTTCCTCATCTTCTTCTTCATCTTCAGGTTCAAATCTAAAATTACCAGTATCTGGCATACCTAAAGTCGCCTCGATTTGGTACCAATCTGCAGGAACTTCGGCCTCATCTAAAGACGCCTCTATTGCCAACTCTATGAGTTCATCCTTGTGAGCGCTCTCAATTCTCATAATATTAGGAAGTTTTCTCATCATTTCTTGATAAACCATTCCTTGAACTTGTCTTGAACTAAGGTCTTGAATACCTGTAACCTCTCTTAATTTATCAGCAACTTTTTGAAATCTTTTACTAACCAATCTTAACATCCTGAGGACCTTTTGTCATTGCAGGATTTGTTGCATAAAGTCCTTCAGGACTTGCTAACTTTCTTTCTAAGTTTGGGTCCATTCTTTCAGGTGTATTCCCGTAATCAATTTGTTCGTTAATTTTCTTTGCCATAAATTATTTCTTTAATAAGTTCATTATCACATCAATCACTTTATCTTTAGCCTGTTCAGGAGAAACTTTTTTTGCCTTTGGAGCAGGATTCTCACCAGGGTTTGGATTTTTACCAGGATGAGATGGTCTTGGTCTTGTATCAGGTTTTGTACCAGGTTTTGTTGGTGCTGGTTTTGTTGTTGGTGCAGGTGAGGTTTGTTGTTCCTTTGTTTCACTCTTTTTAGCCTTTGGAGCAGGATTCTCACCAGGGTTTGGATTTTTACCAGGATGAGATGGTCTTGGTCTTGTATCAGGTTTTGTACCAGGTTTTGTTTTTGGTTTTGTTGGAGCAGTTGTTGGTTCTGATTCTGAAAGAACCTTCATTAAATCTCCTTTTGTAATTCTTGGGGGTATATGTTTTTCCACTATTCTTTCTATTTGAGTTTCCAAGAACAAAGATACAGGATTTTTCCCTTCTTTCAATTGTTTTTTTACTTCTCTAACACATCTTTCCCATTTTCTTGATTTTTTAGGTCCAACTTGTGAATGACAAATAGCCCAAGGATTTGGACCATCTTTTTCTTCCATCATTCCCATACCATCCGTTTCATCACCAAATCCATCATCTGATGAAGGACCTACTTGATGAGGGTCTTGAGTCTCAGTATCTTTATTTGGGTCTAAAGTTACTTCTTCTTCTTCATCCAGTTCTTTTTCATAAACTTGAAATGGTTTTTTTTCACTTTTTAATTTACTAATTGTCTCAGCATCTGTTTTTGATACCATTGTTTCTTCAACAAATAATTTTTTATGTAATACATTAATCTGTGATTCAGTTAATTTACTAACTGTTTTAGATGATAAACCTTTATCAATCAATTCAAGGGCTTTTTTATTAACTTTCATATATTAACTTTTTTTCAAATTCTAAAATCAAATCTCTTTCGTAGAGTTTATCTTTAATTTCTTGCTCGGTACTTCCAAATCTAAACACCATTCTTTTTTGTCCTTCAGATTCTTCAGTTTCCCAGGCTAACGCAACAACATCATCTATTGCGTCTATCATACAAAAAAAATCGGAGTTCTGAATCAATTCCAATTTTAAATCAGTATTTCTCAGAACTCCTACTTTCTTAATGTATTGTAATTCAGGTGGAGTTGGATAACCGTTGGAAGGTTTACTCTCCCAAGATTCTCCCCAAACATCCAAACTATCTGAAAATATAAATTCGTATAAATTATCTCCCTTATAGTTAGGACCTAGTCCGTTAACATAAGTTAAATAGCTCATATTAAATCTCCGTTTGGTGTAATTCTTACTTGACCTGCTTTAGTTTCAAAAACTAAATTCTTTTTGTTTGTAATTCCAACAAACTTAGAATTTAAATTTTCTTTTATAAATTTTTTCGCAGCTAATTCTTGTTCAATAGTTTCAGTCATTTTAACAACTGATTCCATAATCTGATTAACTACAGCTTTTTTCTTAGCAGTTTCTTGAATTTGTTTTTCTTTACCTTCTCTGATTTCTTTTTTAGAAACCTCAAAATATTTTGAAATTACTTTATCTACTTTTGATTCACCAAAGATACTATCAAAGATTGCTCCATTACCAGAATCTTCCATTTCAGATTTTCTAGTTTTTACCTTAAATGGTCTACCTGTTTTTTCCTTATAGACGTTAAACATACGTTCACCATCTCTTTTATTAAAGAAAGGTTGTTTGTCACCATATTTGTCATATAATTTTTGGAACGTATCAAATTCTTCTGTGTCAAAATCATCACCACCTATTCCCATTATATCAAAATCTTTAGCAGCTCTATCATTTTCATCATAATAGTTGTCACCCTTGAAATCTTTTCTCTTCATATTACCGAATGAACCATACATATCTTCATCCATTTCACCTTCAACAGGAACATCCATATCTGCTTGGATATCTTCAACTTCAGTATCGTCAGTCATATCTTCACCGTCCATATCATCTTCTTGACCAAAATTTTCAGTTTCATCTTCTTCAAATTTAGACATAAT